CCACCGGATCAGCAGGGGCGCACACTCACACGATAACAATAGCCTCGACAGGCGGCACAGAAACCCGCCCGAAAAACATCGCCCTCCTCTACTGCATCAAATTCTAACAGGAAGTCCCCGCAGAAGACACCGCAACACGATCCCTGCACACTCTCACCCGCAACCGCAACCCACTAAATCACCATGTCTCAATTTTTACACGGCGTCGAAGTTCAGGAAATCACCGGCGGACCACGCCCGATCAAAACCGTTTCCTCATCCGTCATCGGCCTTGTCGGCACAGGCACAGCCCACGCGGATTTTCCGCTGAATACGCCCGTTCTTGTAACTTCTCCCACGGGAGTCTCGACCAAACTCGGCGCGAGCACATTCCTCGGCAAGGCCATTGAGGCAATCTACGCACAGACTGGCGCGGTTGTCGTCGTCGTGCGGGTTGCAGCGGCAGCGGATGTCGCTGGCAGCTCCAGCCTGCTCACTGGCGTGCACGCCCTCCGCAAAGCGCAAGCTGAACTCAATGTCACGCCTCGCCTCATCGTCGCAGAAGGCGCGTATGAGACCACCACGATTGACGATGTGAAAGCCGTCGCCTCCGCTCTCCGTGCGGTTGCAATCGCTGGCCTCGTTTCAAGCGTTGCCGCAATCGACACCGCCACAGAAGCCTCGGCATGGGTCACAGCAAACGGCAATGATCGCATTTATGGAGTATGGCCAGCCGTCAACGGCGGCGAAGACCCCGCGCCATATGTGGCAGGCGTCATGGCACGCATCGATAACGAGCGCGGCTTCTGGTGGTCGCCGTCGAACAACGAAGTTCTCGGCGTTGAGAAGATCGACAAGAGCGTTGATTTCGTGCTCGGCGATACCTCATCGCTGGCCAACGTGCTCAACCTCGGCAATGTCGCCACCTTCATCCGCAGCGGTGGGTTCCGCCTCTGGGGGAACCAGACCGGCAGCAATGACGCCAAATACCAATTCGTGAATGTGCGCCGCACAGCCGACCTCATTTTCGACTCGCTCCAACGCGCCCACCTCTGGGCAGTGGATCGCCTCATCTCGAAAACATACCTCGAAGATGTCACGGAGTCCGTCAACGCTTACCTCGCGAGCCTAAAGAACCAAGGCGCAATCCTTGGTGGCAAATGCTGGGCAGACCCTGACCTCAACACCCCGGCAAACATCCAACTCGGCAAGGTCTTTTTCAACTTCGACTTCACGCCGCCTTACCCAGCCGAGCACATCACATTCAGGGGCGAGCTGACGAACGAATATCTGAAAGAAATCCTCAACTAAAAAAAGACCATGGCAACCGCATCGAACATCCTCAAAAATTTTAACCTATATGTGGACGGGCGTGGGTTTGCAGGCGTCGTAGACGAGCTGCAACTCCCGACCCTCGGCCTCGTGGTCGAAGACTTCCGCGCTGGCGGCATGGACGCCTCCGTGGCCGTCGAAATGGGCCAGGAGAAGCTTGAAGCCTCCTTCGTGCTTTCCGGCTACGAGGAAAATGTTCTTAACCTCTGGGGCATGGGCCAAGGCCAAACCGTGCCACTCGTCGCCCGTGGCGCCCTGGAAAGCCTCGACGGCGCAGTGACGCCCGTGGTCGTTTACATGAACGGAACGATCCGCTCAATGGAACCTGGCGCATGGAAAGCAGGCGAAAAATCGACCATCTCCTTTACGATGGATTTGCGCTCTTACAAATACACGCAGGCAGGCCGGACCATCAACGACATCGATGTTCCTAACATGGTTCGCATCGTGAACGGAGTCGACCGCCTCGCAGCCCAGCGCAACGCAATCGGCATCTAATCCGGAGCAAAAATGGCGAGCAAAAAATCCACCGTCGAAATCGAACTCGATTTCCCGATCAAAATCGAAGGCGTCGAATGCCGGCGCCTCACCCTTCGCAGGCCAAAGGTTGGCGACATCCTCGCAGCCGAGGAGGGGAGCAAAGGCGGCGGCGACAAGGAGACGGAAATCCTAACCTTCGCCAACCTCTGCATGGTGACGCCCGTGGAAATCCGCGACCTCGATCTGGGCGACTACAAGAAGCTCCAGAAAGCCTTTTCCGGTTTTTTAGCCTAACGCGGGAGGACGCCATGCGCGGCACTCTCGCACTGGCCAGCCTCACCGGGTGGAGCCTCGCAGAGATCAGCGCAATGACCGCCGAAGAGCTTGTGGACTGGTGCGGGAAACTTCCTAAATAATCATGGCGACCGAGAAAAAATTCAAAGCAACCATCGAGATCGGCGGGGCCGTTGCTGGCTCGCTGAAATCGTCGTTTGCAGCGGTCACCGGGAACACGAAGGTTCTCGGAGCTTCAATGTCGAAGCTGAAAACCCGCATGAAAGAAGTCGGTGCGGCGATGAAAGAATCCGGCGCGGATACCGTCACCCTCGGCAAAGAGCTTGCCGCTCTTCAACGCAAAGCCGACGCAACCCGCAAGGTGATGGACTCATGGGGCAAAATCAAACCCATCGGCGACAACTTTCAGACAGTTCTAAAACGCACCGCTGGCGGATTCGTGGCCATCGGCGCAGCAGCCGCAGGAGCCAGTGCCGCTGTGTGGAAACTCGGAACAGCCTTCGGCAACTTCGCCGACTCCGCAGCCGAAGGCGCGGCAACACTCGGCACTGATGCAAATTTCCTGCTCTCCGTGCGATATGCCGCCAGCCAAGTCGGAGCCTCTGCCGAAATGGCCGACAAGGCGCTCTCGGAAATGAACATCCGCCTCGTGGATGCTGGCGAGGACGGCAACAAGACCGGCGAGGCACTCAGCGAGCTTGGTCTAAACATCGGCAAGCTCCAAAAGATGGACACCGCTTCGCAGTTCGCAACGATCTCGCAGGCGTTTTCCAAATACACCGGCAGCGTCAACAAGGCCAAAATCGCCACAGACATCTTTGGCAAGGCAGGGCGCAAAATCCCGAACCTCCTCAACCTCGGCAAGGAAGGTCTGCAAGGCTACGCGCAAGCCGCGCAAGATGCGGGCTATCTTCTCAGCGATTCCGACATGCTCATGGGCGATGCGTTCGATGAGGCAATGGGCCAATTCAACCTCGCCCTGCAAGGCTCACAAAACATCATCGGGCGCGAACTCCTGCCCGTCCTGACCGAGCTGATGACATCGCTTGGTTCATTCATCCGCGAAAACGCCCCAAACATCAAAGCCGTGGCGCAAGAGTTTGGCGGTTGGCTCAAAACTAACGGCCCGATCATCGGCACACAGATCCGCGACATGGCCAAGAGCCTGGTCGAAATGGGCAAGGCGGCTTGGCCATTCATCGAATCGGTCGGAGGCGTGAAAGCCATTCTGACCGGCATTGCAACGATTGCCTTTCTGCCAACCATCGCCGCCGTGGCATCGCTTGGCGCTTCTTTCATCACCGCCGTTCCTGCGGTAATCAAACTGACAACGGGCCTCTGGGGCATGGCTGCGGGAGCCACGGGAATCATCCCGGCAATCGGAGGAGCAGCAACCGCACTCTGGGGCATGGCAACCGCAGGATGGGCCGCAATCGCGCCGTTGCTGCCAGCCATAGCCATCGGAGCGGCAATCATTGGCGGTCTAACACTCCTCGCGCTTGGAATTAAAAATGTCGTCGAAAACTGGGACTCATACTCAGCGAAACTTTATGAGGTTTGGGACATAACCAAGGTTTTCAGCGGAGGCATCTACGACTCGATAGCCGGAGCCTTCGACCGACTCACAGGCAAAATCGGCGCGTGGTTCGGATGGGTGCGTGAAAAATTCGTTGGCCTCGGCAGCTCAATCAAAGGCGTCTTCACCGGCGGCGACGCCCCCGCACCGATTGACGGCGCACGCGCATCCGGTGGACCCGTGTCCGCAGGGAAGCGTTACCTCGTCGGAGAGCGAGGCCCTGAGATTTTCAGCCCCTCATCCTCCGGCTCGATCATCCCCAACCACCGCGCAGGCGGGAGCGTGAGCAACGACAACCGCACGATCACCATCAACATCACAGCCAGCCCCGGCATGAACGAGCGCACGCTTGCCGACCTCGTGCTCGCTCGCCTCGATGGACGCCAAGCCGCCCTCGCTGGGGGTGCCCTCTACGACTAACCATGGCAAACGATACGATGCTCGCGCTCGGCGCTTTCCGGTTCAGCATTTCGACTGCCGCATATCAGCAGTTGGAGCGGCAATCCTCCTACAAGTGGGAAGAGGTCGAACGCTTCGGCCAAGCCCCGCTGATGCAGTATTGTGGCTACGACTCAGAAACCATCTCCCTGCAAGGCACGATCCTTCCCGAATACAAAGGCGGACTTGGCCAGATGTCGCAAATGCGCGTCCAAGCCTCCCTCGGAATCGCCCTGCCGCTGGTCACTGGCACGGGCAACTATTACGGCCTCTGGGTCGTCGAATCGATCAACGAGGCCCAAGAAGTTTTCTGGAGCAACGGCCAACCCCGCAAAATCGATTTCCAGATCAATTTGAAAAAATACGCCGAGGTCACGCTGAAGATCGGGCCGTTCAATGTCAGCGCCTCCGGGCTTTTAGGATCGTTACGATGAACGTCTACAAAACCAAGCAAGGCGACATGCTGGACGAAATTTGCCACAAGCATTACGGCTCCACCTACGGCCAACAGGTGGAAACCGTGCTCGAGGTCAACCGCTCTCTCCGACTGGCTGAACAAGGCCCCTACCTGCCCGCCGGCATCCACATCGTCCTGCCCATCATCGAAGCGCCGAAAGCAAAAGAAACGGTCTCGCTCTTCTCGTAGGCCATGAAGCCAGATTTCCGCATCACCGGCACAGGCGGCGACCTCACCAAGACCTACGCCCAACGCCTCGCCTCGCTCACGATCACCGACAACTCGACCGAGCAGGCCGATACGGTTTCGATAGAACTCTCGAACCACGACGGCAAACTCCCGATCCCCTCCGAAGGCGAAATCCTGAGCATCGCCATCGGCTACGAGGGCAACACGGTCGACAAGGGCCAATTCGTCATCGACCAAATTTCGCTCTCCGGTTTCCCGGAGCGCATGAGCCTATCCGGCAAAGCCGCCCCCTTCGCAGCGGCGGGAGGATTCTCTCCCTTCCAAAGCCGCAAGACTCGCTCGTTCGACAACATCACCCTCGGCCAGCTCGTCACCAACATCGCCGCCGAGTGTGGCCTCATCCCCGGAATCGCCCCGCAATACTACACGGTCACGATTCCGCACCTCGACCAGACCAACGAGAGCAACATGAACCTCCTCACGCGCCTCGCCCGTGATTACGAGGCCCTAATGAAACCCACCTTCGGGCGCCTCCTCTTCCTGCCCCGCAGCACCGGCGCAAGCATCACCGGCGCAGCCCTGCCCGGCCCGACGATCACCAAAGGGGAGGTCGCCACCTACAGCGCCCAATTCTCCCAACGCACCAAATACGGCAGCGCGACAACTCGCTGGCACGATCCAGAGACAGGCGAAACCAATTCATTTAAACTCGACGGCGAAGGGAGCGGAGCGGACTACGAGGCCCCGAACCTCTACCCCGACGAAACCGCCGCCAAAAACGCCGCCAAATCCTTCCTAAAATCCAGCGAGCGCGGCAGCGAATCGATCACCCTCTCCATGAGCGGACGCCCGGACATAATAGCCGAGGGGTTGATTACGCTCTCAGGATTCCCCGACGCGATGAACAAAAGCTGGACCATCAAAACTGTAACCCACTCTCTCAGCCCCTCCGGGTTCACGACCAGCGTCCAAGCCGAAATCAAAGACCTCTCGACCCCAAACACGAACAGCGCAGCCAACAATCCGTCGACCCCCGCAGGCCGAAACATCGAGGCCGTGACATGGAATCCTGAGACGAATTCTTTCGAGTAACGGCCATCTTACTCTCGCCGTGACAAAATAAATTTTTTTCTGTCACACCCGCCGCGCTTGTGTTCATGCGGCTCTGCGGGCCTCCAAAATTATTTTCATCTTTTTGAAAAAAGTTGTTGACGAGAAATCAAGTTTGTGAGAGATTGATTGCGTTATGAAAAACAACACCACGACAAAAATCCAAATGAGCAACAACGAAAGCCTGACACGCGGAATCACCCGCAACAACGACGGCACATTTACAGCCATCACATTCAGCGCCTCCAAAACATTCAAAACCCAAGCCGGTGCAGTCCGCTGGCTTTCCGCCCGCCTCGGATAATCAAACCAACCATGAAAAACATCCCATTCGACATCATCCAAGACATTGAAAAACTTCACTCAATTATTCGCGGCTGTGATGAGGCTTTATCAGCCAATCTCGAAAATTGGGAACGCAAAGAGTATTTGGCCGCAAGAGCCGCCGCAGTTTCAGATTTAGAACAACGCGAAACAGGCATTAAAAATCTTTTTGCTTTTGAAAAATAATTGTTGACGAGAAATCAAGTTTGTGAGATTGTCATCCCAGATCAAAGGCGCCACGCCAACGACGAAAACAAAAAACCAAAACAAAAAATGAAAACAAAATCACTGATGACAGGATGGACAAAAATCGCAAAAAGCCACTACCGCCACGAAACAAAAGTGGAAGTTCTTAAAGACAACCAAGGATGGCATGTAATCGGTGGCTCTAACTGCGGCTATGCTTACTCAACAATGTGGGTGGCTATGTATGAAGCCGCTAAAACAAAGGCAGAGTTTGTTCGCTCAATCTAAACCACCCCGCGCGGGTTCGATCCCCGCGCCAGCCTTGACCAAACAAACCAAAAAAAATGACTACCACAGAAAAACGCGAATACATAAAACAGCAACTTCTCTCAATGAGCATCGGCGCTGCAAAAAACTTGATGGGACAAGTTATCTGGAAGAGAGCAGGCAATCTCTACAGCCTAAACAATTCAAAAGATTTTAGGGATTTCTGGAGCGCAGTTGATGCGCTAAATGCATAACATGAGCAAGCCCACCACCCACGGCGGCCCGCGCAAAGGCGCTGGCCGCCCGCAAGGCAAGAAGTCAGCCAACGCCAAAGGCCGGACAGCCGTGACGCGCTCCGTCTCCATGCAGCCCGAAAGCTGGGCCAAGCTCGACCGGCTGCGCGGCACGATGAGCCGAGGGAAGTTTATCGAGTCGCTACTACCAGCCGGGGGAGGCGGTAAACAATACGAGGTTGTTTGCGATATCCAAAAAGGCGAAATCCATTTGATCGAGCTGAAAAAAGACGGTCAGACGCAACACGGACGCAACACCCTTGCAAGTCGTTGATTATTAGTATATGTTTTCCGATTCGTAATCGATAGGTCACGAGTTCAAATCTCGTCGTCGGCTCTCCTTCTGAAAGCCCGCAGATGCGCTTAGATACGCGCTATGCGGGCTTTTTCTTTGGCTGGGTAAAATTGGTTGAAAGTTGCTCCAAATGGGTGAAAATGCCATTATGGACGCAACGGACGCAACAGGCAGGAATAAGCCGGTCATCACCCTTCGCACGGCTACGGTGCGCGGGGAGCAACGGCATGTGGTTTTTTCACGGATCGCAGGGGTGGAGAAGCGAGTTTTTTTTAAGACCAGACTGGAGGCTCGCATGGCTCATGATGCGCTTTTGGAGAAATTGGAGACCGGAGGAACGGATGCTTTCAAGAAGT